AGCATTTCCAAAAGGTGCAATACCTGATGGTTACTTGCCTGGTGGCCCCTATTACTGGCCCGAGGGTTTGCTTATAGGTCACGTCGTCAAACCGGACTTCGTTACGAAGTACGAATTGGCGGATGACCTCATTAGTGCCCATGGCCAATGGCAAGGCTTCAACCACTACAAACGTAGTGCTGAGGCTAAGTCATTGGTGACTGCCAGTGCGCCTTCCTATCCACCATACCAATGGTGGAAGGGGACGTTCTGGTGGGAAGCGCGGCTAGAAGCCGCGCCTATATACCCGGGCGGGTATTACGGATTCCCTGACTACCCAGTCTTGGGTATTGGGGAAATGTATGAGATCAAGCAAGATGGATCCTTACGGATTCCACCCCCGCCTGACCTCTCCACCTTGTTGGATAGAGCCATAAAGGGCTGTATGCCACAAGTGAAAGCGCAAGCGTTGTCTCTAAACTCATTGTATGAGCTCAAAGACATTCCGTCACTGCGCAATACAGCAGAGTTAATTCATTCGTCTGCGCGACAACTACAAAACACCGTAAGGCGTTTTGCGGGTACCGCGAAGACCTTGAAGGCTCTGCGCCGTACTGCCTCCGACGTGTATTTACAATACATGTTTAATGTGAGGCAGTTCATCAGCGACGTTAACGGGATCTACCGTGCGGTGCGCCAATCTGGCGCGAAAGCACGTAAACTCGTTAACGAATCCGAGAAGACTCGAGTGCGTCACTTCTGTATAGATGGGACGCTCTATTCCGGCGAAGACGAATCTGAACGCCGATCGTTATACAGGTCTGCATTGCATGCAGACGAGTTTTACGATTGTAGTGGTAAGATTGGTCGACGTTGGAATGTGAGTTCTTCGAAGTTCCACGTGGAAATCGAGTATAGTTATTACTATACTGATTTCCAGAAACGGCATGCCGAACTTCTAGGCACTCTCGATGGTCTAGGGATTAATCTTAATCCTGCGATCCTCTGGAATGCTGCGAAGTGGACATTCATAATCGATTGGGTTGTCGGCGTAAGCCGAAAACTTGATTCGCTTAAGTTGTCCAACATGGAACCGGTAGTGTTCATACATCGTGCCCTATGGAGTAATGAGGTAACAAGAAATATTTCTTGTTATCTGGTTACTGATAGCAACGGCACAGTACCTGTATCCAGCGTGACAGAAACCTCTTATACGAGGCAACTGTTTACACCTGGTGCAGCCTCGCTTGAAGCGAGCGGGCTATCTCCTACGGAGATTAGCCTTATAGGGGCGCTAATAGGATCACGACGTCGCTGACGTCTAGTCCGTTGTGTGCCCATAACCGCAGACAGATAAGTAATCCGTATGCTAAGTAATACACTCAACACAAACG